ATGATTGTCGAAGCTAAGGCGGCAGGGTCTCCCTTAATATTTGAGCTTAGGGCGATGGGTATTCCCGTTCAAGAGTTCACCCCAAGCAAGGGCAACGACAAGATTGCCCGTCTAAATGCGGTAGCAGATATATTTGCGTCTGGAAGAGTTTGGGTTCCTCAGACTCAGTGGGCAGAAGAACTTATAGAAGAAGTGGCAAGTTTTCCCAGCGGCGAGCACGATGACTTAGTGGACAGTATGTCTCAAGCCCTGTTAAGATTCAGACGTGGAGGCTTTGTGCAATTAGACTCCGACTATGAAGACGAGCCAATGGCATTTAGATCACGCAGGCAAAAAGGATACTACAACGTATAAGGCGAATTATGGCTATTGAAAAAGGTTTATATCAAGCACCGACGGGCATGGATCAATTAGCTATGGAAGAAGAGCCTATCGAGATTATGATTGAAGACCCTGAGTCAGTTGAGATTGGCATTGATGGACTAGCAATTCGAATAGAGCTAGACGATGACGAAGAAGATGGTTTCTCTGAAAACCTTGCGGAGAAGATGAGCGAGAGGGATCTTCAGTCTTTAGCTGGCGATTTAATTAGCGACTTTGATGATGACGTTAGCTCACGTAGAGACTGGATGCAAACTTATGTTGACGGTCTTGAGTTACTGGGAATGAAGATCGAGGAAAGGACTGAACCTTGGGAAGGCGCCTGTGGTGTGTATCACCCACTCTTGTCTGAGGCACTCGTTAAGTTTCAGTCTGAGACCATGATGGAAACGTTTCCTGCGCAAGGTCCAGTAAAGATTGAAATTATTGGCAAAGAGACGACAGAGAAAAAAGATGCGGCAGAACGTGTCAAAGAAGACATGAACTACCAGTTAACTGATGTAATGAAGGAATATCGTCCCGAGCACGAGCGTATGCTTTGGGGCTTGGGTCTGTCAGGTAATGCGTTTAAGAAGGTCTACTACGATCCAAACTTAGAACGTCAAGCTTCGATATTTGTACCTGCAGAGGACATCGTTGTTCCTTACGGCTCTAGCAATATTGAAACTTCGGAGCGTGTTACCCACGTGATGCGTAAGACCAAGAACGAGCTAGTTAGGTTGCAAGTAGCGGGTTTTTATCTAGATGTTGATCTTGGTGATCCAGTTAACTCACTAGACGAAGTTGAGAAAAAAATTGCTGAAAAGATGGGCTTTAGGGCTACATCTGATGACCGCTTCAAACTACTTGAGATGCACGTCAGTTTAGATCTTCCTGGTTACGAGCATAAAGACGAGAAGGGCAAGCCAACAGGTATAGCTCTTCCGTATGTCGTAACCGTTGAGAAGGGCACAAGCAACATTCTTGCTATTCGACGCAACTGGGAGCCAGATGATAAGACACATGCAAAACGTAACCACTTCGTTCACTACGGTTATATACCGGGCTTTGGCTTTTATTGCTTTGGCCTTATCCACCTTATTGGCGCTTTTGCTAAGTCTGGTACTTCTATTCTTCGTCAGCTTGTTGATGCTGGTACCCTTTCTAATCTTCCGGGCGGCTTCAAAACCCGTGGTCTTAGGATCAAGGGCGACGACACGCCAATCTCCCCGGGCGAATTTCGTGACGTAGATGTGCCTAGTGGAACCATGCGGGATAACATCCTGCCTCTTCCATATAAAGAACCTAGCCAGACTTTGTATCAGTTGATGAATCAAATCATTGACGAAGGTCGTCGCTTTGCAGCGGCAGCGGATATGAAAGTGTCCGATATGTCTGCTAATTCGCCAGTAGGAACTACGCTTGCGATATTAGAAAGAACTTTAAAAGTGATGAGCGCAGTACAGGCTCGTATTCACTATGCGATGAAACAAGAGTTCCGCCTATTAAAGAAAATTATTGCGGATTACACTCCTGAAGAATATACTTATGAGCCTATTGAAGGTAGTCGTAGAGCTAAGAAGTCAGACTATGACCAAGTAAACGTCATACCAGTAAGTGATCCTAATGCGGCTACCATGTCGCAAAAGGTAGTGCAGTATCAAGCGGCTTTGCAATTGGCCCAGACTGCGCCGCAGTTATATGACCTACCGCTACTACATCGTCAGATGCTGGATGTTCTTGGGATTAAGAATTACCAGAAATTGGTACCAACTCAAGACGACAGAAAACCAGCAGATCCAATTACTGAGAATCAAAACATTCTGATGATGAAACCTGTCAAGGCTTTCTTGTATCAAGACCATCAGGCTCATATTGCAGTGCACATGTCAGCCATGCAAGATCCTAAGATTATGAGTCTTGTTCAACAAAACCCAATGGCGCAGGCAATCGGTGCGGCTATGTCTGCCCATATTGCTGAGCATATTGGTTATGAGTATCGCAAGCAGATGGAAATGCGCATGGGTATGGAGCTTCCACCTGATAACAAACAATACGAAGATGAAGGCATTCCAGAGCATTTGGAAGTCAGAATCTCGCAACTTGCTGCTCAAGCAGCACAACAGCTCTTGCAACAGAATCAGCAAGAAGCACAAGCGCAACAAAACGCTCAGGCGCAACAAGACCCACTGGTCCAAATGCAACAGATGGAACTCCAACTGAAGCAAGCAGACCTGCAACTTAAGCAGCAAAAACTTCAAGTAGATGCAGCAGCTAAAGCTGACCAGATTCGTGTAGAAGAAAGTCGAATCGAAGCTCAGAAAGAAATTGCTGGCATGCAAGTTGGAGCAAAGATAGCCAGTGACAAAGCCGACCTTGAAGCTAAGATGGAATTAGAAGGCTTAAAAATTGGCACAGACATCGCCCATAAAAAGGCGCAACTAAACGTACCGAAAGGGACGCAAAAGAAAGGTGAGTAATGGACAAAACGCTTGAGGTACTGCTTAAGCAGTACAGAGATAAGCGCAACCAAATAGCTGACGCTGTTTCCAGTGGCGCAGCTAAAGATTACGCGGAATACCGCGCACTTTGTGGTGAAATACGGGGCCTTTTCACTGCTGAGTCATATTTACTAGACCTCGCAAAAAATCTGGAGAACGCTGATGACTAACGTCATTGATTTAGATAGAGCAGTAGATTTAAGTGCGGTTTTGCACAAAGAAGCAGAAGAAAGAGCCAAACAACTTCCTGTTCCGCAAGGGTACAGGATACTTTGCGCAATTCCAGAAGCTGAAGAAGCCTTTGACAGCGGCATTATTAAGTCGGATGAAACCCGTAGGCATGATGAGCTACTGACTACTGTGCTATTTGTAGTCGATCTAGGTCCGGATTGCTATCAAGATAAAACCAGGTTCCCTAATGGTCCTTGGTGTAAAAAAGGTGACTTTGTTCTGGTACGCCCTAATGCTGGCACACGTCTAGTTATTCACGACCGTGAGTTCCGCATTATTAACGATGACTCTGTGGAGGCTGTAGTTCAAGACCCACGTGGCATCAAACGCAAATTTGTTTAGGAGATAAATCATGGCTGAATTTGAAAAAGAAGAATTTAAATTTCCTGATGAAATAGAAGAAACTAAGGGTAAACCCGTAGAAACTGAAGAATTTTACGTAGAAATTGAAGACGATACCCCAGCGGAAGATCGTCAAGCTAAGCCTTTACCTGATGGCGTAAAGGAAGAACTTGAAAAAGACAACCTTATGGAGTACTCCAACAAGGTCAAAATGCGCCTTGAGCAGATGAAAAAGGCTTGGCATGATGAGCGACGGGTTAAAGAAGCAGCTGAAAGAGAGAAAGACGAAGCAGTTCGCTTTGCCCAAAAGGTTGCTCAAGAGAACCAAAAACTCAAAAACACCCTTGTTGAAGGCGAAAAACAGTACGTTTCTACTGTGCAACATGCAGCCAATACTGAGGTTGAAATGGCTAAACGGATCTATCGTGAAGCCTATGACTCAGGAGATTCAGACCGAATTGTTGAAGCTCAGCAGAAGTTAACTGAGGCCAGTTTAAGGCATGAGACAGCTAAAAACTTTAGACCCTCTTTACAAAGAGAAGAGAATGAGGTACAAATACCCCAACAAACGGTTCAAAATCAAGCAAGTCCTAAAATTGATCCATTAACTTCCAAGTGGCTTGAAAATAACACTTGGTACGGACCTGATGAAGAAATGACTGCTTTGGCTTTGGGTACGCATTCAAAGCTTGAAAAAGAATTCGGTAAGGGTTATATTGGTACCGAAGAGTATTTTAAACGTATAGATGAAACTATGCGCAAACGGTTTCCCGAAAATTTTTCGGATGAACTAGAAGTAGAAACGCAGGTTGGGGGCGACAAGCCCAGTCAGCGCACTGAAGTTAAATCGGCACCAGTAGTTGCACCAGCAACGCGCAGCACGGCGTCAAAAAGAATTGTGCTAAAAGCGAGCCAAGTGGCGTTAGCCAAAAAACTTGGTTTGACCCCTGAGCAATATGCTCGTGAAATGCAAAAACTGGAGGCTTAATATGACTACAAACAAACTTGCTCGCGAACTAGATACTCGTGCAACAAGCGAACGTCCTAAGCAGTGGGCGCCAGCAGAATTGCTCCCTGAGCCTGATAAACAGGCTGGGTATGCGTATAGATGGATTCGTACTTCAACGCTGAATCAGGCGGACCCCCGTAATCTCTCTGGGAAACTAAGAGAAGGCTGGGAACCTGTAGCAATTGAAGAACAACCCAAGTTTCAACTGCTAGTTGATCCCAATAGTCGCTTTAAGGACAATATTGAGATTGGCGGGTTATTGCTT